GTTCGACCCAGCGACCCCGTGCGGCTGAGCCCCTGGCGTAGGCAACAATGAACACCCGCTCCCGAACGTGGGGAAGTCCAAATTGTGCAGCCGAAAGGCAACGCCACTCAGCATCATACCCGCCCGTGGCCAGGTCTCCGAGAACTCTGCTGAGTCCCCCGTCAAGCAAACCTGGGACGTTTTCCACGAGCACGAAACCGGGTCGTAACTCACCGACCAATCGAAAGAACTGCGACCAAAGGCCGGATCGCTCGGCGCCGATGCCGGCTCGTAGTCCAACCCGGCTAACGTCAACACAAGGGAACCCCCCGGCAAGGACGTCAACGGGCTCGAGCTCGGAGCCGCGGGCTTCTTCGATGTCTCCATAGCGTTTCACCTCGGGCCAATGCTTTTCTAGGATGGTATTGCAGTAGGGGTCTATTTCGACTTGCCAGCGTACCTCGAGCCCTGCCCGCTCAAGGCCTAAGTCCATTCCACCGATCCCACTAAAGAGCGAGCCGAACGTCACAGGGTGAACTATACCACACTGCGCAAATTACGCGAGTACAACAAGTACCGTGTCGCCACTGTTCGAGATTTGCTCTCGCAGAGCCCGAGACAGAATGACGCATCCCTCACTCGCGGTTCCAGGGTCGGCGATCGAGTCGCCATGGATCAGGAACGCATCACGGCCGAACATGTAATTTTGCTTCCACGGAGTAAGCGATAGGACATGATCCCCGTGCGTGTCCGTCCTGTGTGGCGGTCCGATCCCGTAGACGCCGGCCGGAATGGGGCCCTTGTTCTTAAGTTCTTGGCTCGCCGGCTGGTTCTTGTCGACCCCGGCCCCGCTGTAGCCCTCGCCCTGCTTGACGTCGTTATGGTAGAGAACGCCCAACCGCTGCCGCCATATCCACATGACGGCCATTCTATCAGGCTGGGATCAATTCACGCGCTTCATAAAGCCGGGCTTTTCGAAGAAAAGCCAACAGTTCTAACGCATCGGCTTCCCGCATGTACTCAAGATCGAGCAATGCGCCATCGTGGGCAATATCGCGTGCAAGTTTGACAAGTTGCCCGTCCCTGATCCCTAGCGAGCCGGCAACGTCGCGGATTTGGTCGAACATGACACAATCGTAGCACGCCAACTGCCAAGGTGCGCCTTTTACCGGTAGACGCCGCCCGTGTAGTGGGTGATGTGCTGTCCGGTGAACATCCAGAGCAACACGTCGATAAACAGGATACCGAGAACCACCAGCAGCACAAAGCGAATCACTGAAACCGTGGTGGCGTCGAGCAATTCCGGGAACTTGTTCAAAGCTCCCAAAATGACGGCTATCACAAGAGCGATAAAGATAAAGTTGACAACTGGCGACATGGCTACACTTCCTTTTTGCCGACTATGTCGGGAGCGATCACTATCGGGGCCTCTGGGGCCGGCCCGGTCGGCCGCAACACGGTAACGCTCTGCTCAACGCTTAACACGTTTCCGGCTGGTGACAGTTTTGTCGTTTGGGTCTGGAGCTCCATTTCGCCGGCCGCCTCGAGCTTGTCCATGAACTGTTTCATTCGGGAGGTGACTAACTTCGGAACAGGTACACCGAGGTTCTTGCAATCTTCCGTGAATGACAGAAACTCGATTCCCGTAAAGATTAGAGCCACGATCGCCGTCACCGTCGACGCCATCGGCACGCCGAAATGATTCGAGAAACCGTCAAAGACTAAGTGCGTGATGTACAGCAGGCCCACCTCAGCGAAGACCCTCACGACGCTCCAGAACGCATCCCAGGCGCTAATGCGGTGCTTTTTCAATGCAACGAGACCGCTACTTGCCAAGCTGAACAGCATGACCGTCAACAGCAGCCGGTAGGACTGAGGAAGGGAAAGGAAAAACGCCCCAAGCGTGGCGATGCCGAACGTCCAGCTAGGCGGGGGCGTCATCAGGAAAGTAAACGATCGTTTAGCGGAGACTGACATCTCCGTAGATATAGTGGTGGCGATCAAGCGTTTCGCTCGGGCGTTCACAAGTACATGTTAACTGAATCAGAGTGATTATATCAGGAAGGTTCGGGAAAGGGCCGGGGCTTCGTGTCGGGTTCTCATGGTGACATGATCGCCGCGTGCGGTGGACTGGATACCGCCGCTAGTCGCTACCAGCCCCTTCTTGAAGGAACGGTCCTACGATATCATGATTCTCGGTTATACGGAATCCATTTGTCATAAGGCTTACCTTCCTCCATCAGGACGTGAACCATGCCCTGATGGGACTCGCGGTCGCGATACTGCTCAGCCTTTTGAACCGCAACTTCGAGTGCTAGAAATTTACTCGATCGAAACGGGGCAACGGTTATAGTTTGTGAATCAGCGAAATCTATTGACTGCCGTGGCCAGTTGTGTCTGTGCCGCCCCTTAGTGGTAGCCAAAGCGCTCACTTCTTCGCCTCCGGGGCTGGAGTGGAAGCGGGAGGAGTCTGGACCGTTACGCATATCGGCCCGAACCCGTTACGGTCCATGCCCCATTCCTTGCCCTGCTTTTTGCAGTTGATCGACTCGCGATTGTTGATTTCCTGGATCTCGGCCTGCAACCGATGCCACTCCAAGTACGGGTCCCTTTTGCACCCTGCTAGTACCATTCCCGCACCCAGCAGTATTGCTATTTTTTTCATGTTGTGTATGATATCAGCATGTACAACAATGCGCAACTCTCCCACATTCCACAACCGAACTTCTTTTGGATACTGCTGGGAGCCGTTACCATAGTCGACATCTATAGATTTTGGTTGGTGATACGAAGAATTGCGACCACCTGCCCACGGTGTCAATGGCAAGCCCCGCGGCTTGATCCATCACTCAGATTCGTTTGCGGCCAATGTGGCCTTAGGGACTAGTGGGAAACTTAAAGCATGTTCGAGCCAGCCCACCAGTTCGGCTCAGTCCCAAGACCATTGAAGTCATAATTAGGCGGGATACCGATATCGAGGCCGTAACTGATCTTCCATGCCCCAGTATGGTTGTAGCGTAGATTGAAAACGAGAGTACCGGCTGAGCCCGCAGAGGCGCAGGTCCCCCCGACAGGCCGAGTGGATTCTGGACTACCAGTTCCTCCCCAGAATGTGAACTGAACGCCAGTTGTCGCACTTGCCGCAGCAGGACAGCCGGTATGCCCGCCCATCGTGTCAAATGTGATAGTTCGATTGCTGCCCGCCGTCAAGTCTCCCGTAGTTGTCGCCGCGCCATTGGTAGTTCCCGCCCCATTCGACGCCGCTGCAATATCGTTGTCAAAATTATGCGCTGCCCATCCAGCCTGGGTGATGCTCTTTGCCCAATCCAGGTATGTGGTCAGGGCTGTGTTGCAGGTCGAGTCGCCATTACACCAAACCTTGAACAATGTAAGAAGCATCGCCGTCGTTGGGGCTGTGCCACCGCTTGATAATCCCCAGGCAGCGGAGGCGTTCGGGCTCACATCCCCAGAGTTGGTAAACACCCGGTTCCAATAATCCACGGTGTGGGCGCTGGTAATCGCGTTGATGTTGCCTAAGTAGTCAATCGTATTTTGCAGCCATGCCGCCGAACTGAACCATGGGTAGGTATAGCGAAAATCATAAGTCAGAGTTTTACTCCAGACCGAGGTATAATCCGTACCTGCCCCACCGCTATTAATGGCATAAGTCCCTGTAGTTGTGCTCGCGGATGTCGTCAGGTGCGTAGAATCGACATATGTAGCTGTTCCGGCTACTCCGTTCCAAAGCCCTACCTGACCAGTCATGGAAGGATCAAAATGATCGCCGGAACTCCAAACTAAGTGGGTGCCGTCGCTTGTAGTAAATGCCCCGTTGAACTGATATTGAAAGAAATATTTGCTTGCTGACCCCTGCTGAGGCACTACCATCGATCCTAAGAAGGTTGTCAAGTACCCTCCAGGACGATATTGACCCATACGCACGGTGTAGGTGTTCAAATATGCGTTGTCACATGGACTATTAGCCGAATCCCATCCATCACCGCAGTACAGGACCGTATTACCTACGTAAGCCCAGTTAGATGTTGCATCGAAAGATTTTATCAAGCCATCATTGGGCCACGTCTTACGCAGGTTCGCAGGTTCCGCTGTGGTGATTTTATGAGGGGCCATACAGGTGAACAGCCCAAAACCAGAAAATCCCGTAGCGTGTGGCCAATTGACATTATTGGATGCTCCATTAACAGCATTATTACGTTGACCTTCAAACTGAAAGGTCTGCTTATCCACGGAGATATCGTACTGCCGGATGAAGTAGTACTGCATAGCGCTGTAACGAATCTGGGCAAGATTGCCGGGAAACCAATTACCCGCTGCTGTATCGGTTCCGTTGGCCCCGGCTGTCGTTCCATTGAACACGTACTGAGAGTTCATCCAGGTTACATATGGGCCACAGGTCTGCCCATAGTTGTAGGACTGAAACGACGAGAAGTTATTCTCCGTCATATTGTCCATGATGTCGCGGTGCGTTGTGAAGGGGGTTGAGGAAAGAAAATCGCCGTTAGGATAAGCATCCGCTGGGTGAAGTGTCGGAAGCATTTTGTTCCAATCTTGAAACGGGTAAATAGTAGGCACATCGCGAGTCTCAAACTTCTCCGTCCAAACCCACTTAGATTTATCACCCCCCGGCGCGGCGTATTTGATCCAATCAGCGTACCCGTACTCTAGAACACAGTCCCTAGCCCCACCAGCCCAGAAATCCTCAGTCGAACCAGAGGAGAGGCCAGGGCATGGTTGCATAGGCGGATTCCAAGGACGCCCGTTGACCGGGACCGTGACGCTCAGCCCACGAATATAAGCCTCGATATCGAGCCCGTCCTGCTCCGAGAAGCCGTGAAACTCCGTGCGGACCCCAATAGATCCATTGTCGTAGTTGAAGCGTTTCAAATCCGATCCCGATGGAACGCCGGTGGAATTGCCGGAGGTGTGACAACCATTGGGACCGCCGCACGTGGCTACGTGAAATTTGTCGTTCAGGAATGGCGTATTGGGGCTCATCAATTGATCGAACTGGCCCGTTGTGCCGGATGCGTTACCCGTACGGAATATCTTGCCTCCACGTGTTGCGTCACCCCCGCCTGGGGCCGTCCATGTTGTAGGGTCTATCTGCACGAAAGAAGAGGCCGCGATAGCAGCTCGGGCGACATACATCACTCGCGTTGCTGTAATCGCATTGCCACTTGGGTCAGTGCTGACTGGTGGCGCAACTGTCTCATTCGCCGGAACGCATGCAGTATCCCATGGATTCCCGGTATTACATGGGCGAAACGTTAGTGTACTGGATGTCGCCGCCGTCGAGTGCCGCAGGCCATGGTACATCATCCAGATATCCGGGGCGTGCAGAACAACAAAATCGTTACCGTTCGTGAATCCATGACCTGCGCACGTAATAACCGAAGAGGCGGGCGATCCGGTAGTAGTAGTGATCGAAGAGCAAGCCACATTCGCTTCGATGATGTTGATCGCCAGGATTCGCCCGCCCGAAGTGATACCATCTGTACCGTTAAATCGAATTCCAATGGTTATCGTGGTGTCTCCAACTAGGATTGACCCATCGGATATTGAGCAGGTAAATTCCCGCGTCTGATCGAAGCTACCAATACCTCCGTAGTCAGCCGAGGCGTCTACTCCAGTACAGACAGCGTTCGTCAATGGAACCCATGCGCCTCCATTGATCTGGAAACTGAATTTCCCATCCGGTCGATTAGGATTGCTATACCCAGGATTGCTAATCCTAACGTATAAGCGCTGGCTTGCGAACGCATGCCCGCTGACGAGTGGAAACTGAAGCTGGCCTACATAGCAATCGTGCCAAACCATGACAAGCGGCATTGGCATCGGCGACGTGGTGACGGTGGAATAGGAGATGTGAGGAAATGTATCGAGCGGTGCGCAGGTATTGTTGTCATAAGCAGACCCGGCATCGAGATACTGACGCGGGAAAAGTTGATTCCCAGAAGAGTCGAGCTTCTCGTAACGCGCATAGACGATACCCTTCTGGCGATTGATCGTCATCATCGCCGCCGTCCCTCCAACTCCGCATGGGTCGGCGCAAGATGTGTAGGAGGTCGTATTTTGCAGCGAGATGTGGTCCATCGAGATCGTGACACCGATTCGCTGGAAGCTCCCGCCGAAGGCCGCAAGACCAGCCGTCCGCTGTTCGACGCCGCCCTGAGGACCGCTGTTGGTCAACGTGTAGGTTGTTTTCCCAGTAGCGAGCGCGACGAAAATCCCGCCCGAGTAATTCGCGAAAAGAGGATAGGAGAGGAAGAATAATACTAAAGTTTTCATTAGACTATTTATAAGACATCACAAAACTGATAGAACCTGGAACGCCACTACTGCGTCCAATTGCCGCCGTGCCACTTTGCGTACTAGTTACTGCTCTATACTCGCCCGCAATTGCATCGTTGCCGCCTGCATTCAATGTCCCAGTTGTACCTGTGATCGCTCCCGCCGAGAACGTGGACCCATCATAGCCGGTATAACAACTCATAGTAATTACTTCATTGGCGGTACCCGTAGAGAACGAGTCTGACAGGCAAGGCGTCCCTACTCCAACTGCATTTGTCTTTGATTGATGAACATCTAATGGAGTTGATGTGCTGGCATTCGCAATCTCATATACTACGAGCCCGCACAAAGCTAGACCACAGGTATTGACATCTGTAAAATCAAACTTGACAACATTCGCTGCGTTTCCTGTGATGTTTTTTGCGTAACAACTGGTACCTTCTGAGGTCGCTTGCGTTGCGGTAGTTTCACAGGTATAGGTGTTCCCTGCGGTATCAGAAACAGCTATTGTTCCACTTCCTAACGAGGTTCCTCCGAAAACGTGAATTAGATTTCCAGTGGTAGTGCTGATTGCGTTGGAACAAATTGCTGAGCTGGTATTTGCCCCATTGCACGATACATTGTCTCGGACGTCGGACTGAACGATAGCTGGAGCAGCACTTGCTACTGTTTTGTTTTGAGCCCTAAACAACGCTTGTCCGAATGCCGACGATGTAACAAGAAGTCCGACTAAAAGTAGCCTCATTCTAACCTCCGTAAGCCTTACCCACGCTGGCTAGGCAATTCGTTCCATCATATGTAAACGTGAGAACATCAATGGCGCTCGCTGCCGTGCTGAGTCCAAATGTCGCCGCGCTGCTGCCTAGCTCCTTCCAGGTGCATCCAGACCCCTTGGTCAACGTGCGCGATCCTGTACCGTCTTGGGTAATTTTGAAAACGTAGTTTCCGCCGACAACTGGGTTGGTGATGTTCAGCGTTCGGTTCCCACCGAGAGTAACGGTCGCCTGTGCGTTTAACACGGAAGCAATCGCCCATGTGATCGTGGCAGCATCAGTCTGAGAGTCGAACGTGGTAGCGGCCATCTTTGCGGCTGTAATTGTCGCTGTCGTAATATCAGCGGCGACAATGGCCCCAAACGATGGGTTACCGGCGGCATTACCATGAAGAACCGTGGTCGTTGTGCCTTGATTGGCGAATTGGGCACCCGCCAATGTAACCGTCGTACAAGTTCCCGCCGCTGATGAACTAATAGCTGATACAAATTGATTTGTACAGGTGGTTCCAGTAATGCTCAGATCAGCGCTAACAATAGCAGAACTAGATAAAACGCCCGTTGTGGTGGTGTTATGGAGAACTCCGGTCGCAAGCGCCGACAAATCCTGTGTCGAAGTCGCACTCGCCACCGCGTACTTAAATGCAGCTCCGCCGTACCAATAAAACCAACCGTTCGGGCTCACGTTATTGATTCCGATCCCGCCAGCGATCGGCGTATTTGGAACCGCCGCCCCCGGCAGAACAATACATGGCGTCGTGGCGCTATTGGTACAGACGTTCCCTCCCGCGCCTGGAACCCAAGTGGTGTTATTCCCCGCGAGAAGCATCGCCCCAGACAACGCCGCCGAATTTGTCGAGATGACCGTACTTCCGCTCGTCGTCGTCAGGGTAATCCCGGTCCCCGCCGCCGAGGATGGCAGAACGAACTTACCAGGGCTAACATCGACGATTCCGGCTGAGCCTAGAGTGAGAGTATGGCTCGCGAACTGAAGATCGGTGCTCGTGGTCGATGGACATACACCTGCGCCACCTCCTAACATTAGCGACGTGGCGGCTAGGGCGGAACTGGACGCCCATGTAGACGCACTAGTAAAACAGGGCACACCGCCGCTTGTTCCAGCAACCGTAAACGCTGGCGTTGTGGTGGGATTAGCTACCGAGATCAAGCCTCCCGTAAACGAAACGCTGGTAACTGTACCGCTGCCGCCCCCGCCCCCGCCTACCCCTCCGATAAATGGCCCCGGCATCAACAGCCCCTGGGGAAAAAGGGGACCGGCGAATAGCAAAACGACCACGAGCAGCTTTAACACTTAACGCCTCCCCGATCCTTCGGTCCAGTAGATGGTAATGGTGCAGGTTCCGCTTGTCCCGATACTGTAGTTTGTTCCCGTTCCGGTGGTTCCAAGATGGACAGGGGAGATATCGAGAAAGATCGTCGCGCCGGCTGGGATGTTGTAAACTGGCCCGCTAGTGCCTCCACCCACGTTACTTGCGGTCCATGCCGTTGCCAAAGCGGGCTGGAAGGTTCCAATCGCTTTCTTGACCGTCGCCGTGGTCGCCGTGGCTGCAGCGCCGTTCCATTCCTCGGTCGCCGTCTGAGCCGCCACGCAATAGATCGAGGCTTGCTCCCCCTGCACCTGGTTCCCGCCGCTTGCAGGCTCCTGGATAGTAACCTTTGTCGTCGAGGCCGAGACGAAATAACGATTGGGCGGGGCCTGGGCGAAGAGGGAGAGCCCGAGACCGAGCAATAGCAGAAGTGTACGCATGCGGGTGATTATATCACCCACACAGTACTTACTTTTTACGGGGCCGCTTCTTCATGACTGCAGCAACACCGGGGTCGACTTCATCGAGAGCCGCCGCCAACTCTTCGGAAATCGCTTGCGCTTTTGGGTTCATCGGTCGAGGCTCGCCCAGTACGGCGGTAGAGGACTTGGCAATAGGATTGGGAGCCGCCTTGGGGGTGTCCATCTTCTCCAGTTCCCGGAGGTGTAGCAACGTCTGTGCGACGGTCTGTTTCGGATCTCCCGAGAACTTACCGGGCCCGTTTTCGCCGAGCCCTTCGAATAGCGTGTTCCATGCCGGATCATCGTGCTCGAGCAACGCCATATCTTCCGAGGTGATGCCGTGCTGCTTCAATTGCTCGGCGACACGTCGGGCCTTGTCGATCTGGGCTTTGCTCTGGTAATGCTCGGGAGCGGGAAAGTCCTCGGCCGGCTTCAGATCCGACGTGCCGAGATCTCCAAGGGCTTCCGCCGCCGCCTGGGCTCCCGGACTCAACGCTGGCTTTGGCGTGGGAGTACTCCCGCCAGTTTCGACGGATCCGGCCCCGCCAGAGTTAACGGGCCCGCCTGAAGGTACCGCCTCGACAGGCTCGACGGGGCTCGCGATCGGCGGAACTTCTGCGGCCGGGCTCGCTGGACCTGGGGGGACCGTCGCTTCTGACGTTACGCGATCGCGGAGAGGAATTTCCGGGGCCACCGATTCAACGGCTTGCGGGGCCTCACTGCTCACTTTTCCCCCTGGTTTGAGGGGAGGTTGCACCGGGCCGGTCCGCGGCATGGCGGGGGGCTGCTCGGGGGGAAGCGGGTTGGGCTCGGCGAGCGGAGGACGTACAGGGGCTGGCCGCGGGGCCTCTACCGGGGCCGCCGCTGCCGTCTTGGCCACCTCGGCTGCCTGCTCGGCCCGCGCTTCCTGGAAGTCCTGCGCGGCCCGGTAGAGGGTCTTTACCGCCTTGACGCCAGGGATTCGGTTAGTCGACTTGTCGATCATCTTCCCGACGATCGGCGGAACTTCCGCGGACTTAACCTTCTCGACTACCGCCGCCGCTCTCTTGCCGGCCGCTTTCGCGACGCCGGGGGCTTCCTTGATGATTTCCGGGAGAGCCATCGCCGTCAACGTGCCCAATCCGCCGGCAGTATCGCCAGCTATGAACTTGTCGGCCGCCTGCTGAGACATGGGCCCCAACACCGGCGTTAATGCCGCGAGCCCCCGGGCGATCGCCGTCGTGTGGTCGCCATCCTGAAAAGCTTTGACGGCCGCCTTACCCTCTTCCACCTGGGCCATGCCCATATCTTCGACCAGCTTTAAGACGTTCTTGCCGAGAGTGTATCCAGACAGGTCAAGGGCGTGATTGCCGCTCGGCTCAAAAAGCCGGTGTACCAACGGCATCGGATTCAACGGCTCGAGGAAACGCTTGATCGGGCCAGGCCCTGGCTTGTCGTCTACCGGCGTCCAAGCGGACGTGTCAGCTACCGGCTCCCATCCATCGGGCATTTATTCCGCCTTCCAGCCGACCGGTAGTGGCGTCCCGGCCTTCGCCTCGTGTCGCTGGCCCTGAGGATCTCGAGCGTAGATCTTACCCGCGGGGGCCCCACCGCTGCCCGCGCCGGTAGCCGCTCGAGGTTTCAGGGTCTCCGGATCAAAGCCCCGCCGCCCCAGGATCTCTTTGGCGTCATCTCCCAAGATTTTGTATTGCTTTTCAAGCTTGGCGTCAACGAGCTTTTCCTTGAGCGGAATGGCTCGGCCTGCCGCAATCTGTAGCAGCGTCTTTCCGGCGCCAGCGATTTGCTCGGGGCTTGCGTCTGTCGTCAGATTCGCCAGAACGCCTTTGATTTCGCCCTCGGCAGGCACACCGCCCGTGGCTACCTTACCCGTCTCTCCAGCAAGGAACCGCGCGACCAGGGCCGCGTTCTGAGGCGGCGCCGAGCCGAAGAGGTTCGCGACCGCATTGTACGCCGCGTTACCCGGTTTGAACGATCCGTTTTTCAAAGCATCGGCCGCCTGCTGGTAGAGCTCGGCGTGATGGATCAGGGTATTGAGAGCGACGACTTGGCCGCCCGCCTTCGTGTTCGACGTGCTACTAAACTCTTTCCCGACCGCGTACCGCTTCTCGATATCGGCCTCATCCCATTCCGGGGCCGCCTGCTTGATCTCGGCGACAATTGTCGGATTCTTTCGAATGACCGCCCGCAAGGTGACTGGGTCAAGCCGTCCCTCGGCCGCCATCTGCGCTGTTGGCGATACGACAAGCTTACCGTCTTTGTACTGGGGTTGGATAATTTGCGTAATGGGACGGCGCCGGTTCGCTTCCGTCGTCTTCCACTGCTCAAAGTTGCCCTTGTACCCCTGCTTTACCGAGTACTCGAAATCTTTGATGTCTTGCGTTTTCTGAGCGTCTTCATGAGCCTGCTTCTGAGCGGGCGTTTCTGGAACCGTGCCGGCCGCGACTTGCTCGGCGTGCGTCGCCTGGGCCTTCTTTTCTTTGAGAGTCTCGGCGAATAACTGAACGTCGCGTTTTTCCTTCGCTGCCGCCCGTTCCTCACCTTGAAGCTTGATAGCCGCGTCGTTGATGTCCTTGGTTAGTCCTCCCATCCATTTCGCCCGGCTCGCGAGCGAGTCGCTGTATTGCTCAGGAAGCTTTTTCGCGTCTTCCGCTAGATCTGGATCGGCGATCATCTGGGTACGCCACTGACTAAAGGCGCCGGGCCGCTCGGCCGGATCTAAGAGCTCGATCGCCGCGAGACCCCCGCCCAGCGTCTGTAGTCGCTTGTTGTGGCCCTCGAGCTCGGCGGAACCGGCAAGGGCCCGTTCTTTGACCGTCTTCGCGAAGTTCTCGCGAGCCTTGACGGTAAACGCCGGCGAAACCTTGCCCGCTTTCTCGAGCTCCGTCAACGTACCCTCGTACCCGAGCCCGCCTTTCAAGGCTTCCTGGAACGTTTGTTGCTCGCCGACTTCCCGCTTTGCCTCATCGAGCTTGATCTGCTGAGCCTGTTGCTGAATATGCTCGTTTTGAATCTGAGCCGCATGGAGAGCCCGTGCGTCTATCTGCCCCTGTAGCTGCATGAGCCGCCCAATCGATTGCATTGGGCTTTGTACCTGAGGTTGCTGGACGTGGAGCGGGATACTTGCATCAATACCGGGCATGGGGCTATTCTACTACCCTGCCGCGAGTTTGGGCGCTTGCTGCTTATTCCTCTTCATGAACTCAGAGAGTAGGAATGTATCATTGGCCGTCTGAGAGAGACCGCTCAATGCCCCGCCCCATGCGTTCGCGCTTCCGACCGTGCCGGCCGCCTGGGCGTTGCCCTTGCCCGTCATTAAGTCTGCAATACTGGTCGCCGCATGGGAACCGACGTTTCCTATCTGCGCCGTCGCGTTCTCGCCCAGTTGAGCCGGGGCGAGTAGTTGCGAAAACTCCTGAGCGTCGCCGGCCAGGTTCGCCTGATACCCGCCCAGGTTCTTATTCAGGTTGGTATTAAACACCCCCAGGTTTTTGTCGAGGTTTTGCTTGTACGTCGATAGCGACCGGTTGAAGACGTTCGAATAGGTCGAATCAGCAAGCCCGGTCCCGAACGAATCGAGAGCCCGCAACGTTCCGCCCGTAAACGCCCCGCCGGCCGCCGCCTGGCCCTTGACTATGCTTGATTCTCCCTCTTGCTTTGCGAACTGATAACCAGGCGAGTTACGGGCCTCCTCGAGAGAGGGCGCCGTGAAATCGTCTGGCCCCTTGAAATCGTCTGGCGTCTGAAAGTCTGGCGTTCCCATCCCGATACGCTTCATCAGTTGAGCGATCGCCGCCGTACCGAGGTCCTGATAGGGTTGCTGGTCTCGCCGCTGGTCGCCGTAGATTTCCTTTTGAAAGTCGATCGCTTTGTCAGCCGCGGCCCCTTGCTGCTGAGAAGCTTTCCCTGACGCCTTAGAGCCCAATATGCCACTAAAAAGCGACGAGCCGCCGCCGATTAAACCGAGCGTAAGAAGGCCACCGAACGGCATACGTTTACTCCTCCCTCTTCGGAAACTTGACCCACCGCACTACCGCTACCGGCTCGCCCTTGATGATCGTCTCATCAGTAAACCGGCCCTCAAACGTGAAGCCAAGATCTTCGAAGAAGCTGACCGCCCGCTTATTCGTCTCGAAAAACTCGACTACTACCTTCCTCGGCGATAGTCTTTCGAGAACACCGGTAACCGATCGCTGAGCGAGACCGGTGCCCCGCACGTAAGGGGCAAAACAGAGCCCGGCGAACTTGACCAGGCCGTTACCGAATGCCTCGAGACCGAAACACCCGATCGGGCCAAACAGGTCGGTCGAAACGACGAACAGAACTACACCGCGTTGCGCCTTTGCCTTCATGACGACGTAAAAGTCGTCGATGCTCTTGGGGCCGGCGTCGTCTATGTTCGCTTCTGGACATTCCTGTATCCATCCCCAGAGCCTGGCCATTTCGTCAACATCTGGAAACTTTTCTTGGACCGTGAACTTATCAATCATTGCTAAATCTGGACGATCACGCCGTCTGCTTCTGCGACCAACGCGCTCGCCGAGCCCGCCAACGCCTCGATCCATTCGCCCTCAGTCAACACCGCGCCCCATAGGCTCGTTACATCGAACTGCGGGAAGGTCTGAGACGCCACCGGAACCAATACGGTAACCGGAACTACGATATTACCGTTACCGGACGCCCCCCCGGAAGGAACCCGCCAGATCTTGAGAGTCACCGGCGCCGCTGTCACGTTGATGACATGGAATACGTCGATCTTGTAGTTGTAGCCGGCAGGAACGACGTTCCCGGCCGCGCCGGTCGCTAAGACGAGCTTGGCCGCTGCGTTCGCGACGAATTGCGGGCGATAGATCGGATAGAGCGAATAGACGGGCATCGGCTGTCGTTTCCTTTTGCGTGATTATATCGTATAGGACTACTAACTAATAAAATGGGCAATCAGGGTCGTGTTTGCGGCTGAGCAGGTATTGACGCCGACGTTAACGCTTTCCTTGACCCGGAGCTTTAGGACATCCGAGCCGCCGCTTGATACGATCCACTGTTGGACCACGGTGCCGGCGACGCCCGCTCCATTGAAGTCGCCCAACTTTGCATAATCGGTTTGGTCGGCTCCACCAACGTCTAAGTGTCCCTGGCCCTCGGTCCCGTTGGTGGCCATATTTATCGCGAACACGCCTGTAACCAGCCAGTCGCCGACACGGTCGAGGGTGACCGTCGCTCCGGTATCCTGCAACGACGTTGTGAGCGTTACGTTAGTGTTTGCCCGCGAGAATTTGTAACTACTGCCACCGCTCGCCGCCTGCCACGATACGCCGGGTGCTGCGCCCGAGTCGGCCGTCAGAACCTCGCCATCGGCGCCAACCGGAACCGCATCGAGCACGCTGGCCGCCGACGCCGCGAGAATGTCACCGACCGAGTACCCGCCAGCAATGCCGGTCCCCCCGTGATCGGCATCGAGCACCGAAGAGCCCGAGAACATAAGTTCCCATCCGGTGTTTCCGGACCCGGTTTCTTTGTCCCAGATCGCGACCGTTCCATCGCTCGCGTTGGTCTGCATGTAAAGGCTGCCCTTGGCCGCCACAATGACGCCTTCAGGTGAGCCGGCCCCGGCATAGATCCCCGCCGCGGTGTTGTTTGGAAAAAACGCCCCATTGGCCCCAATCTGCCACGTGATCGTTGGGCCCGCTCCGGTATAGCCGAGTAGTCCACCCGCGGCGAGGATGGCCAGCCGGTTCGTAAATACGCCAGCTACGGGAGTTCCAAAGACCGCCGCGAAATTGGTCGTGTCGTCGCCAAAACAGACGGCAAGCGATCGAGCCGAGCCGCCCGTGAGCATGGCCTCGTTGGCCGCCACGTTGGTCCTTGCCGCGTCGAGACCGATTCGAATCGAGAGCGGAGCTTCAATCCAGGCGGCACCGCTCCAGTAGACTCCTCGCCCCAGATCCGTCGAATAGAACTCAAAGCCTACGTCGCCGGCGCCGAGGTCGCCTGGGAGCGACGCGACTACAGCTCGCATAACGCCCGCCACGTACCGCCAATCGGTTCCATTGCTGATATAGAAAACGGTTCGATCGGTTTCCCAGAATCCAAAGAACGGGTAGGACGCTGCCGGCAGGAGGAGTCGCTCGGCGTGCGTGCCGACCATGATCGCCCCGCCACGGAGCGGGTAAGGGTACGGAACCCGCCCGGCTGCGATCAGGGTTGTGAGCTCGTCTGGAAGCGGTTTGCCGGAAACCCGCTGAAATACCGCCGCCTGGTCGAGTTCCGTCAAAGGAACGGCCCGCGGTGAGGTTCCCAGGCCTAACGTAGCGGCAATGTCCGGTGGCAGGCGTGTCGAGACCGGGGCGAGAGCCTGGGCCCCGCCAAGGGTCTCCTGATCGCTTCCCTGCCGTCCCGGTTGCCGGGCGAACGCCAACGACTCGGGCGTGTCGATCGATTCGCTGGCGACCCGCCAGAGGCTCACCAGCCACCGCGTAAACTGTACCGCCTCGCCAATATTGCGGGGCCAGGAGACGGCGCCAGCATCCCCGCCGAATTTCGGGGGGTTTTGAAGCTTTCGGGGGTTTCCGGGGCTGGGAGGAACGGGCATGAACTAAGTCCTTGAGACCTCTACGCTAACACGGATCTCATTGATACCATTCCCGGAGATCCTTCAAAAGTGCCTCCGTGAAACATTATGTTTCACGCTCTTACTGCAACATCCGGTCCTCGACGGGGGGAAGGCTGGCCAACAATGCGGTAAAACGCCGCTGTCTTGTTACTTCACTGTGGTGTTTCTGACACAGCCACGTTACAACGAAAGGGAATCGGTAGTCTTCATGATGCCCTTGAGTCAAGGGATGTTCGCACCCTGGATGTTGGCACGGTAACCGCTCGATGTGACCCAACCGAACCGCCGTCCTCAATAGCTGGCGGGTCCGTTGTTCAAAAGTCTGAGGCTTGCGAGGGCCGTACTTTCGTACCCGGCGAGTATTGGAATTGCAACAAAATCGACAGTTTCGCCACGCATGCGGAATATCGATAGGGCAGCCCATCAAAGGACCACGAACAACCTGCATGGGACATACGATACCACGGCAAAATGCCGAGCGGCGAGGTGAGCAGCTACGTGCCGGGCCGGATGTCGAGAGAGGCGCCGACAAACCCCATATCGGTAGGCTCGGTATAACGAACCCAGTACACTCGATCGCGGCCCTGTCCCAGCCGATTTAATCTGACCAGTGTCCCAAATCGGCCGATCTTGCCCACCGGCAGGTTAAATTCGTTCCCGAACGTGTTGCCAGCGTCGTTTGACCACCGCAACAGTAACTGAGGATCGGCCCCCGGCTCCATCGAATCCTCGGCGAACCCGTCAAGCCCCACGCCCCGCATTACATCGAACGATATTCGATCGTACCGGATGCGCACATTATCCGCGTAGAGATGAGGACAAATCCGGTCCCGCACGATGGCTTGCTGGGACTGGGCCCCGGCCGCATCCGTCCCGCAATCGGTGTACGCGGTATCGCTCATTTGGTAGATAGCGCCCGGGTTTCCGTCGACGCCGCCAGAGCCGATCAAGTGTTTACCGAACGCGTAACAGTGAAACAGTTCCGGCCGGCCCTGAAAGAACCCGTTCCCGGTGAGGAATTGGAGCTCAGACCAGATCGGCCGGCCCATCAGTTCCGACAAAGTCGCATCGTATTCCCACGTTGCGCTCGTCAAGGCCCCGCTTGTCGCCCCGAGCGGAAAGCGAACCGCCGATTCATAGGCCCGCGGAAACGTAATCCGGTAGATCAGGTGCCCCTTCCAGATATAGGTGAACGCTACGGCGTCGTCAATGTGGTCATAAGATTGCCAGAAGTGCTCGACAGCAAAGTTAGAGACCCGCTGCGGGTTGAAAGATCGATCGAGCCAACAAGCCCGGATACCTCGAGCGTCTTCGCCCATCCACATATACCCGTCGCCGACGTCGGCGAGCGAGAATGGCGCAGATATGCCGGTTTCGATAAACGTAGAGTTAAAGTTCTGGAACGGGAAAGCTCCGATCCCGGCCGTGCCGACATTCTGAAAGATCTCTGACCGGCGCTGCCCCAGGATTCGCAAGTATTCACGTCGCGAGATGCACGCCCGTAACTTGTCGGACTGGCCCGCGAGAACCGCCACGTTTTGAGCGTTCCATATCGTCGCGTCGCCGACAGGCGTCGCAGGATCGCCGCTTATCTGGAACTGGTTCGAGTTCGGGACAATGTTGATGATGTAGCCGTCCTGGAACGTTGTGTACGTCGCGCCAAGAAACGCGGTCGGAATATGCGGATAAGGGATCGTGATCAGAGCCCCGCCGAGAATCGCTTGATTCGGGATCACGTAACCGCGATTAGCCGAGCAAATGAAGATCTGACCGTTCCCGTTCGCTACCATGCCGACCGGCTTCCCGTCATCAACTACCGTGCCGATATTGTTAACAAAGGCGCCGGCGCTATCCATTTCGAAGACGATCGCGCCATTGACGCCAAAGACCTTGCCGCGGTTTTCGATTAGTCCACGATTTGCAACGTTATAGGGAGCCGGTACAGGAAGTTCACAGAACTGCTTATTTCCCGGCGTGCGGCCCAGAGCAAGACGCCACTTCTTTTCTGTTGGTGATTCGTTGGCGACTAGCCGCCAGTTGGCCAGCCGTTCGACCGCCGCGTACTTATCCTCGAGCTGGTAGCTGGGCCCGCAGAAGCCCTCGAATGGGATGCTCATTGAATCAGACAGCTCACCCAAACGCTACCGGACGCAAGATCGGAGGCGCCGCCCGTCTTATTCATGATTACAAATCTGACTGTGTTGGTAGTCGTCACGTTCGAACTGACCAGATAGTTACGGGCCCCGATGCTGTCAAAACTCCCCGAGCATGCCGACGTCACAGTTGCCCCGGTAACTGTCACATTGACCGAATCGACTGCGCCATCCGCCAAGTTCCCAGGGTCAAAATTAACCCCTCCGGTCGCAATCTTAACGATCAACATTCCGCCGCCGACCTGGAGAGCCGTCATGTCGTAGCGGCCATTATCGTAAATGCTCGAGGTTTTAACCCAGGTGGTCGGATCGGTGACGTTGGTATGATACCCGAAATCCCATCGGCTCCCGGCGCCGGCTCCAAACGAACAGCGAATAGGGGCCGGAGCATCGTTTTGAGAAGAGCACGCTAGACTATTTGCGTCGTTCGGTCCCGCTGGATCTCCTCCCACGGTCCCGCCGACCAAATACAATGGCCCATTGGCCGGGTAATACGAGACCCAATTATCGACAAGCCATGTATTGTTACCGCCTGAACGAAGCGCAATAGCACGGATACCGCGCCCAGTTGACGCTACAGTGATGGCTTCTCCCGCAACCAGCGGGAAAATATCGATTGTGTCCGCTATGTTTGGATCGACCGTAAAGCCTCCACCAATGGCTCTAAAGTAGTAGTGAGCGCCGACCACGTTCCCCTCGGTTCCAAGTGTCAGATTGGCGCCGGCCTGCGCCTGGATCTCGTAACCGATGAAAGGCTCTGGCGAGAACGACCCGGAAGGCGTGATAATAGGTTTCACATCATAGATCACATCTCCGGCCCCGGTATTCCAGTTGACCGGGCTGTTAGTCGCCGAGAGGGTGTAGTTTAAGGCCTGAGGATTCCGAACCAACGCGTTAATGCCCTGCGTGATCCCGTGTAGATAAAATCCAAGGTTCATGGTCGGGGAGGCTCGCGTATCAATCGCGGTGCAATTGTCGAACTGGATATAGCCCGTCAACGCAGACGCCGGCTCACCCGTGGTGGTCGAGACCACAAATCCGGAGTTCGCCCCTAGTACTCGCTCTGGAGAAGACCAGCCCACGTTACCCGGCTGATACAGTCCCGCGCCTGTTCGGTTGGGGTCCTTGACCGTCACGTTTTTAATGAACACGGGGGGCATGTGCGAATCCCAACGAATGATACCGATCCCCGTTGCCCATGGCTGGTCAATAGTAGCTCCGTCAATCACGACCATGCCGGCGACATCATAAACGGCTACTTGGTTTCCGTTGGCAAATGTGATCCCATTCGAAGTAAGCGAGTCCGAAGCCCCGTCCCCAGTGGATACGAAATTACGTACCGAAACGCTATAGACGCGTCCTTGACTTACGGCAGCATACACGGGAGCAAGTAAGAGCCCCGACGCGTTGTTTCCCGACGTGGTCACATTCAGTAGTTCGGCGCCTATTACGTCCTCGTTCGCGTTGGGCTCGATATCGATTCCCACCTCAGGCGACGTACCGATGCTGTTCTTATAGACCCCGCCGAGCACCCGCACGCCCTTGGCGTGGGTGATCGATAGCCCATTACGTCGGGCGTTGTCCGCAACACAGTTTACTAAGAGTACGTTCTCCGACTTCGTACCCCCGCCCCCGATTGCGCCTTGAATCAGGAAATTATCACCTCCCGAGTCTCGAGCCGTCAGATCGTAAATCGCGATATTTGTTGACTGCCCAATGAACACGGTATGGCGCTGCTCACCCGACATGTACTCGGATTTAAGCATCTCGGCAATACCGCCCTGCCCGTAGATTGTGACGTTGTCAACGCCATACATCGAGATCAGAAACGAATTCGCTTGGTAAGCGGTCTTGGCTTGCAGGATCGTGCCGGGGCTAAAGATTAGCGTCGAATTCGAAGGGATCTGGACGCCAGCCTTGAACGTTGTGACGCCTACATCGGCCTGCCCGAGTACACAGGTTCCCTCCGGAAGCCGTACGGCCCGGCCCCCCGAGCCCAACGCCAGGGCGAGAGCCGCCCGGCCGTCCGTCGCTCCATCGCAGACCATTCCGAAGTCTGCGGCGTCGACCGCATCGGCGAGCCTCGAGGACACAGTTCTGGTAACGCCCCCCGTCCGCGGGTTGGTGTAGGTGATCAGTGTCGACGTGCCGATCGTCTTTACATAGTTGACAAAATAGAGAGTGGTGTCGGCGACGTTGTCTTGAGTCCAAACGATGGTTCCGTCGTTGCAACTATTCGCCGTTCCGCCCGTCCGGAGCACGAATTTGTACAGCGATGGTCCAACCCAAACGCTCGCCCGGCCGGCTGCGTCCAGAATGATAGGGTTCGTGTTGGGCGTGCCGGCTGTCGAGCTCGTATATGTGGCAAGCGGTGTCGAGGTGTTCGCCGCATAAGTACACAGCTTGCCACCCACCATTGGCGAGCCGTCCTGGTTCAGATACTGGATTTCCGGCCCTGGCATAGGGACGGCATTCGGCAGAGTCGGTTGTGCCATCACACGCCCGGCGAAGACCATTAGGGTGAGGACTTGCGCCGCTTTAACAACCGAGCCATAGATTCGCGTCTGCATGTTAAACAAGACCTCCAGCCGTGCTTATCGATATAAGTCGTTCCAGCGGTAAATTCGTGCCCGTTCGCACAGTGGGTCTTGATAGTTCGACCGACACACTTCGCCTTTTCAGCCGCCCGCTTACATGTCCGACATTGCCGAATGTTTTTACCGGGAGGGGAATAGATATTTTCAGGCGTGTACTCATGCCCAGCAGGGCAATGGGTTTTCCCCAATTGGCGCTGCCGGGCCAACTCGGGTCCCACACCCCGTCGCTTGTTTTCTTTGCCGCTGACCGGTTCCAGGTGGTTAGGGTTGACGCAATGACGACGACGGCAAAGATGGTCGAGCTCCAAACCTTTCGTAATCGGGCCACGCATAAGAAGCCACGCCGCCCGGTGTGCTTCCACTGTTTCGGCTCGCTTGTCCCAACCAAAGCTTCCATATCCCTTTTTCTTGACAGCCCCAATCCAAAGCCAGCACGGAAAACCGAGATGAAAGAGCGCATCGGAGACAACAAACAAGTCCGCGAATCGCTGGTCTTTGGTCTTGTGCTTAAAGTATTGATTGGACACTCAGTCATTGTAGTATGGCCGTCAAGTTAATACGGCGAGCCGACCAAAAGCAAACCCCAATCACATACGGCAGTGTGCGACGTCGCCCGGCCGCCCCCGAAGTCGTTTCGCAGTTTCGGCATGGAACGGTTAACGTCCCGTACCGCCTGCCGGGCCTTTGCCGCCTTGCCCTCAAGCCATCTCAGATCGACCCGATTGACGGCGACCTGATTCGTACACAAGCCCCACAGCCGCGTGGCCAGCGTCCACTCGATTGCATCCTGATACCCAGGCGGCGCCGAATAGCTTGCCGTCAAAGTCGCTGGAGCGTTCAGAAAGCCCCATGTGAAGATCTCGAGCGAGTTCCCGTTGAGCGGGGGCCAGATATTCAAGACCATCTGTGGAAACTGATAATCGGGGTAACACGTCGTCGCTACATCGGTAGCCGTGAACTGAACCACGTTGATCCGGTTCCACTCTTCAACATCAATGATCGCCATCGGGATACGCGTCGGGCTCGTTGGCGTCGCAGTGAGCCATAGATTCATTCGCAGAATTTTCTCCGGCCGCGGGCCGGTGAAAGTCGGAGTGATTGTCAGCGTCTGCGCCCCGGCCGCCGTCGCCACTACGCTCAAAGTCACGCTCGTATTAACCGCGATCGCCGTAATGTAGGTGTTCGCGGGAATCCCGGTTCCGGTGATGTACTGGCCGATGATGAGCCCGGCCGTGTTCGGAATCACCGCTACAGCGGATCCTATCGTCAGAGTCGCCGATACCGTAAAAACCGGGCCCAGCGTAAATTGAACATTCGGCCCATAGATCCCGTTTAATCCGGTGTTACTTCCGATCGGATAAACGTAGTCGGGGGTTGTGAACTGGTTGGTGCGCCGGGCGTTCAAGGCGTCAAACCAGGCGAGCCACTCTCTCAACCCATCGGCGAGCAGTTCTGGGCTGTTGGTGTAGCCGGGGCGCATCTGCCCGCACTTCCGGAAGCAGCCGTACAGGAAATCAGCAGCGGTCAACTTACGCCTCCTTCGCGGGGGCCGCCAAACCCATTGCTTCTGGTGGTAGTCGACGGTTGAACGCGTTGGCCGCCCTGAGCCGGGCTTCCGCTTTCTCGGCCCGCATCATGACGTATTCGGCGATCGACTTATCGACCGCGGCGCCGTACCGCGGCAGCAAGCGGGAGGCAAGCCCATAGTTCAGCCAATCCCGGTATCCCTGCGGGATATTGTAATTTGTCCCGAGGGCCCAGGCCGAGAAAGTTACCGCCGAGTCAAGCTCGAGGAACCCCGGATCGACCAGCAGAGGTATCGGCCACAGATAAAGCCGGCCGAACCCGTTCGCGTCCGCGTTGTAGTCGGGGTAGAGCTCTTGGGGCGTTTGAGCCGTGGCGCCAAGGTCATTTTTGCTGTAGTACTTCAGGGCCTCGATGATGTCGAGCGGGTTCCGATCGTTGCCGCCCGCGAGCAGTGTTACCGCCGCGGTCGCCGTTGCATTCGCGGAAATCGTAATACTTACGTTCGTGCTGATCGACAGAATGACGGCGCCCTGAGGGACACCGGCGCCAACGACAGATTGACCGATATAGAGCCCCGTGGTCGATACCGCGGTTATTACCGCGCTGGCGCCGGTGGTTCCAGCTGCGAACGAAACCGCGCGAACGACAAACGCCTTGTAGATTCGCGCCGGCCGGGCCGTGTCAAACTGAGCCCCGGAACCGATATTGTAGGCGCCTTGATTGGCGACTAGCTTGCCCTGGAACGGAATGATCGCGTAGATGAGGCCTTCATCGATACCCGCCGCGTCCCACATATCATTGAGTTCAACCAGGGCATCGGCGGAATCTGAGGCGTTTGGTACTCCTCCCTGCTCAAGGATATTGAGCGAGGTAAGGGCGTTGCTGATAATAACCTGTCCTGTCGGCAATTCGCCCTCCTCGGGTTACTTGGTTTTCTTTTTGAGATCGGCCTCGGCGCCGTCTTGGGGAGTCGTATCCGCCTGGCCAGCCAAAACCTTCTCCATCATGCTTTGCAGTTTGTCAAAGCGATCCGTCAACGTGGCGATCTCCCCGTCCTTCTGCTTTAGCTTCGCCTGGAGTTCTAGTTTTTCGGTCGCCGGGTCCGCTACAGCAATAACGGTTTTCGGGAAAGGTTCCCGTCGATAGCCCGCCCGGAGCGCCCCTTTCAAGCCCAATTGACCGCCCGGTAAATCCTCCAGGCCCTCAACAGTCAATTCGCCCTTTTCCGCGTGGTAGACCATCATGGGAAAGTCTCGCTTGACATATTCGGGACGCGGATCATCCTGGTCAACACCATCGGCGAGATTCAGTAGAGCGTCGCCCACCTCGACGTGATGTTTACGGAACTTCGTTAGAGCCTCTTTCGTGCCTCCCATGCCTTTGCCGGGAATGCCTTGAACTTGGACTGCGCCGCTCATAGTGGTAAATTCCTCATGTATTTGAAGTTTCTCAGGATTCCGAGAATATTCCCGAGGGACCCTGTTAACTAGAACGGCTCCCATGTTACCTTAAATGAGCCCCCGCTGTACCACCAGCGAGGGCCCCACATCAGCGAGGATAAATCGCCAATGCCTAAACATAGTGTACATATTCATAGTCCGCTTGAACTTCGCTTTTGGGCGAAGGTCGACAAAACCCCAGGACGTGGCCCTTGGGGAGATTGTTGGCTGTGGACTGGAGCAACAGCTGGCAAGGACTGGAAAAAGACTGAAGGCGGCTACGGTAAACTGAACGACGGAAGCGGTCAATCTAAATCCGTGCACCGGATCGCATGGGAACTTGAGACCGGGAAAGCACCGGAGCTGCCAGTCCTTCACCGATGCGACATGAGACGTTGCGTTCGATTCTCCCATCTGTTTCTCGGAACGTTTGCTGACAATAACGAAGACATGCGCCAGAAGGGCCGTAAGTGGACTAAATTGACCGCCGAGCAAGCTATCGAGATACGTGTTCGAGCTTTGGCGGGAGAGGCGCCGAAGGCCCTCGCCTTCTTTTACCGGGTTAGCGAGGGCTTGATTCGACACATTCGAGATGGCCGCAACTGGACGCATGTCTAGCGATCAAACATACGAAGGAAAGAATTTGCCAGCGTTGCTATCCCAGGTGAAAATGATCGCCCGGCCAGTCACAGCGGTACCCGCGAGCCCGATGTTACCAGCCGTGGTCCACGTAAAGTTCCCGTCCGGAATGATGGTAAACGAGCCGCCCGTGAAACCTACCGGGATTGTGAACCCAGTAACCGCGGCTGTGCCGGTCACATGAAACAGCGGGCCGCTCGGCAAGATGGCGCCGGCCGCGGAAGCCACTACGTCGGATACGCCTACAGGCTGTGAGGTGTTTTGCCAGCCGGGAATCCATAACCCGTCGACAGAGCGAAGCCACTGGTTACCGTTGACAACGTTGATCCATGGAACGGCCGGAACATCGACCGCAGCCACGCCGCCGACAGGATCGTAGCCAAAGAAGCTGGGATTGTACTGGACCTGAGATCCAATGACAACGATAGCTCCGGAGAGGAAGGCCTGACGGAATGCTCCGAGCCGAGACAGCGTGATCGCCGTTCCAGAGACGCCGGCCACGTCGACCAGTTCACCGCGGGCAGTCTCCGGATTGATGATATACAGCTTTTGCGTAAGCTGGTTGGTCGGCCCGGCGATGCCGCTCGCCGACGCGACGTTAGCGATATTGCTCTTGAGGGCCAAAGCCCCCGATAGTGTGGTCTGAGTAAGTGTAACGCTCATTTTCGTTGCTCCTTATCCGAGTTTTGCAAAAGGGTCTGATATTATCAGACCCTTCTACAAAGGTCTCGTCTTAGCCGTAGATCACAGTCGCGAAGTAATCCGCGTACTGCGCCGCAAAGCCATAAATGACGTCCATACGCTCGGTCTCATACCCGGCGTAGGGACCGCTCGATTGCCATTGCTGAATGCTCCGGATGTTGATGTTTGCATCGCTCATCCCAAGTTCTCGGCTGTTGGCCGTCTCGCACATCACATTGCCCGGCTTGTGTAATTTCAGAAACGCAGAGGTGTACGCTTCTTTCTGGAACGCAAAGGCAGTGTTGCATTGAGCCCCGGAAGCCCCTGCAAAGCTGATCGCCGCGCCATTGGCCGGTGAGTTCGATGCATTTTTGAATGGTCCACTCGGAATCAGGGGCGGATAGATTTGGAACGTTCCGGCCCCAGTCGTATCCACGCTCGCCGCAGTAATTACCGCTTGGAACAGATTCTGAGTCCCGGTGTAGGCGGTATGATCGCCGCTTGGGTTGACTTTGTAGACACCTGCAAAGGTGATGCGGTCGCCTGGGTTGACCGAAACGCTCGCCGAGGTGAAGCTTGCGTAAGTAATGCTCGAGCCCGACTGATTGGCGCCACTGACGACGCCGGCTCCGGCATACGTTCCTTGCGTAAACGCCGGGATTTGCTCGTCCCGCATGAAATCGAAGCCCGCATACGCCCCGCAGACGCCGGTCAAGTACTGCTTGCCGATGACTTGCTGAGGGTTAAAGATCGTCTGCGAGAGTCCGACCATGTTCTGTTCATAGTCCGACGTCCAAATCACGGTACGGTCATTGTCCGGAGCGAGGAGCTTGTTCAAGGCCGTCCGAGCCTGGTTGTAGACCGCTGTGGTCGACGGTAGGGTACCAGGAACGCCGACGAAGTTCGGAATGGTCTGTTGCATGAACGCGAGCAAGTCCCCGTCGACCTGGTTCGCAATCATGATACCCATGGGTTTCGAGTAATCCTCGTGGAACCGATCCATATCGAGGTAGAGAGCTTCATCGGTGTCATTGAAAATGAAATCGCCGCCCCGCCAGTACGAAATGGTAAGCGGGACGGTGGTTTGGATGATGGGCTCGGGGTCAAAGGCTTGACCTTGCCGGCCCTGAGGGCGCCAAGGTCGCTTAATTTGGAGCACGGAGCCGATCGGCGTCCGCTCCTCGAAGTACTTCTGGTGCTGGGTCCCGACACTCCGCAAGGCGGCGCAATTGTTATACAGGACTCGCAGCACTTCGGCCGTCACTTCCTGACGTACCGGAACACTGTTAAATGGCATTGGGCGCTCTCCCTCTTCGCCGTAAGGCGATCCGAGCGCGTCTAAAAGTTTTAGCGACTGAGGTTAGTTCGCTCTGCGAAATTTCTGCTCATTTCGCATTGCTACCCATTCCTTAGAGCCTGGGAGTGGTGCATCAGGCGCCCTGGAACCCCCCGGCGCCGCCACTTCTGACGACGGCTTCGGTTTGCGAGCATCGATCTCGCTCGCTGAGTTCCGCCCAGGCTTTTCGCCGTCTGCGGGGTGAGTGCTTCCCTTTGTTTCGGACTTTTTAGAGTCCGTGGCCGGTGCCGCCTTTTTCTCTTTCGATTCTCCGGTAGTATACAGCTTTTCAACGCGACCTTCAAGACGGGTAAAAGCCCGGTCCTGAGCCACGATGTCGCCCGAGAGGGCGATGAGGGCCTGAAAGTCCTCCGGATGGTCAACCCAGTGACGACAGATCGCCGCCTGAGTATCGGATGTCAACAGCCGTAATTGAAGGGCTCGATGATCTTTCCAGTCGCACTGAAGCTCGGGCATGGACTCGGCCTTCTTCGCCGCGTCGTCCCAGTCGGAAATCAATTCCGCGTCGGCCCATTTCTTTGTAGACATGGTGTCGAGCGTCTTCTGCAAATCGGCGACTTCCTTTTCGCTCGCCTGGCTCTCGGTAACAATCTTCTTCGCTTCGTGGCGGGCCTCCCATCGCCCGAGGGCTCGGTCAAATTCGCTATCGGTCGCAAACTTGTCCCGCGTGGGCTCTGGATCATCCGTATCGGCTGCAGCATCGCCGGGCTTGGTGGTTTCGGCCGGTTTCGGCTTTACACCCAATTCCTCGAATGCTTTCAGGCGGCCCCGGAGTTCCGCCGCTTCATCGCGAAACCTATTGATCTCTCGCCGGGCGCTGCGTGACATCTTCGGCAGGGACTGCTCGAGTGTCTCGCCGTCTTCCTCGCCCTTTTCGGTGGCCGCAGATGCTGCGGGCTTGGCCGGCTTCGCTTGCTCGGCCGGCTTCTCGGGAGGTTTTTGGCCCGTGCGTTGAGCGTACTCACGAGCGTTCCGACTTTCTATCTGCTCTTGCAGTTGCTCGGGGGTTGCGGGGGTCGGAGTTGTAGCCATAGGCGTTTTACCAATCAAACACCTTTGGCGCCAAGGATGTCAACCCGATCTACTTCTTGGGAGCGGTCGCCGCCAGTTCCGCCCGAGCATCTTCCCGGTCCGCGGCGCTCTCGGCCATTTCCGTCGCGTGTCCATGCTCGGCCGCCTGCGATCCCGCCGCAGTTACCTTATCGCGTACCTGCTGCTTGTCTTCGTGCTCTCGCTGCTCGGCCCCGCTCGCCGTCTCGTGAGCCATTCCGAGCGAGGTCTCGAGTTGCCGGGCTTCCGCGTCGGCCTGCTGGGTCAACAGAGCCTTTGAAGCGTTGATCTCCGCAACGCGGATACGGGTCAGATTGTCCATCGCCGCGATAAACTTCTTCGCCTCGATCTCCGGAAGCTTGGCCTGTAGTTTCTGAGCGAGCGTCTGCATAACTTCCTGCATCGCCTGAATCTGAGAGGTTGCCTGCTGGAGCTTCTGTTGCATCTCCTGCGGCGTTGCCTCTTCGTTGCCGTCGTTCGGCTGCAACAAGTCGGCCATCTGCTCGACTTTCGGATTGCCCTGGCCGATCATCCGGAGGAAGTTCGAAGCGATCCCAGGCACAGCAAGAGCCTGAGGCGCGACAGTGAAGAAGTTCGTTAGAGCCTCGACCGCTTCGAGGTTTCGGGTGTCGAAGTCCTTACCGACCGTGACACGCGCGACATACCGCCCGAGGCAGATATTATTTGCCTTACCCTTCTGCCCAGTGTCGGGGTCGATCCCGTCTTCCCCGAAAATGCGGTTGATGTCGACCACTTCATGCTGCGAGTCGGGCTTGACCACGGTGACCGCCCGCGGGCCGTCGTAGATTTTCGGAAAGATACAGCACATTTGATCGTAGAGAATGCCGATCGCCCGATGTAGGTTGTCCGCGTAGCTGTAGTTACCGACGTTCGATTCCGAGCGCAACTGCTCGATGGCTTTCCCCGACTGGTCGCCCTTATTCGCACCAAGACTCGCGTCATAGGTCGCCGTCGTCGCCTTGATGTCGTCGCTAAACGATCGCTTCAACATCTCAAGCCATTGAATCGGGGCTTCCCAGTTGTTCCGTTGCGGGGCCGGGGCGAGCACCTGGTTACCCATTGCGTCGGTCGCGAAGACGGGCGAGTATTCGAGGTACGCGTACATTTCCGTATTCGCCGCTTCCCATCGCGGGTCCTCAAATGCTCCCTTCGCTCCGATCCATGGCGACTTCGGAAGTAGTCCCGCGAGTTCCGCGGCCGTCGTCGCAACATAGTTCAAGGCTCGCTGAGCGTCCATTGCTCCCGAGATAAGCGAAAGCCGATGCAGCTGCCCGTTGATGTAGACCTCCGGACCCAACACCGGAAACAACGGGATCAGACTTCCCAGCCATTCGGTCGGATCGGACAATTCCTCGAGAGCATCGACCAGGTGCTTGGTAATCGTGCGGACAGGCACTTCACGCGTGTACGCCTTTTTGTCGTTGGGGTCGACCTTGGGAGTTACTCCCGGTGGAACTGGTTCATCGTCGTACCGGGCGATTTGATCGGTGTACATACGGAGCGTGCGCCGCTCGACGGTCACCATGTAGAACTCGGCGACAAAAAACGGGCCTTCGCCGGCCCCGGTCCAGCGATGTACCTCCGCTAGATTTCCGCCAACACCCATCCGGTCCATAATCCAGCCGCCCGCCCGCTGTACCGCAGTTGACTGCAACACCGCGCGGGTTGCCCCGAACTGGCTTATATAGTCGACCTTGTTGTACATCTTGAGCTTGCCCGCCCACATGGCATCCTGCCGGTTCGCGCGTCGCGAGGTGGGATCATAAAACACGGTCGCCGGGTCTTCCACGGAATCGATGCAAAGTTGCTGACTGAACTCGCGATCGCCGGTGAACTCACTCCGTAGCTCGAGGTATGCCTCACCAGAGGCCGCGACGTACTTGCCGGCCGTCGCGTAGGCGGTCTTTGCATTCGATCGTGACTCGACTTCCCGGATCAGTCCTTCGATGATGTCGGCGGTTGAGGCGTCCGCCCCGTCGCCGACTGGGTGACACTGCGGGCCCGGTGGGTTCAGCCGAATGTCGCCCTCGACCTGGTCGACGGCTGGCTTGCAACGGTTGATGGTGATAAAGGGCCGCTGGCTCTGCTCACGGGCTCGGAGTTCTTCTTCCCTCCATTGCAGATCGCCACCAATATAGAATTTCAAACGCTCTTCGGCTGCTTTTCGGTTCCGCTGCTCGGCCTTGATATACGCCTCATAGCAAGCGCGGACGTATGCGGGGAGATCCTTACGGGTTGGCTGTGCCATTTCCCGAGATGGTATCAGAATTTGACCAGGTTGCCCGAGGCGCCCGGCAGACTGATCGCGTCGTCTGGTAGCAAAATCTTGCGTTCGTCGGCGTCTTCGATCTGGATTCTAACCTTGGGCAGCATCCCGAAGAGCTTGTAAAGCACCCTGCTGAGCCGCGTCTGCTGAGCCAAATCGATTGCCGCCCATTTCTCTTGGAGAAACTTCACGGCCGCCTCTTCATTGATAAAGACGTGGGAACTCCGCTTGTTCGGCACGGCGCCTAAAATCAATACACATTCCTTTTGCTGCCCGATGCCGATCCCGTCGCTATTGCGGTAGATGATCTGAGATCGTGAGCGGGCGTAAACCTGTACCGTGTGGGTTGCGTTCATGTATTCTCTTTCAGAGCCTTTCGGATTTCGTTTTCATCGGCCCTGATCCCTTGGGCCGCAAGGTTAAACTTTACTTCAAACGCGAGGCAGTCGCGACACCTTGACTTGTTCGCCGATATCTTCCGCCCGCATTCACACTGGCGCGATCCGGTCAATGGCTGCGTTGAGGGCCGCGAAGTCTTCGGGTGTTCTAAGGCGGCGCCAACCTTGATCGAATCCCGGTCTATAGTAGCGCCGTCCCGAGTCGTCGTCTGTACGGGTGAGCCGCAAAATCGTCCAGATACGGGCTGGCGTAAGACGGCTCGAAGTCCATTGAGCAGCTGGAACAATTTCATTCAAGGCGCAGTATAGCAAATGCAAAGGGCCCCGGCCATCACAAGCGCCGGGGCCCTCATCGTACTGCTCGCTAATAAGCGGGGCGGGTGTAAGATCCACCGCCCCTTAGGGTATGTCTATACCTGCCGTCCGCAGCCGGCCGTATCCGCGGCGGGCGTCGGAGAGTTGAACAGGGAAATCTGGTTGCGGTCGTCGACGTCCCACTTAACGGCCGTGGAATTGTCGCTCGAGTTCGTGATGCAGTTCTCGAGGGTGATAAAGCCCTGCGTGAGAGCCGACACCAGTTTAAAGTTGCCGGCCTGAGCGATTGCGTAGTTCACGCTCTCATTCAGGAACATGCAGTTTCGGAACCGCAAGAAACGATCGATCGAGGTCGCGTCCACCAGCTTGACTAACGGGTGATTGGTGGCGTGCTCGAGCATCGCGTAGATCAGCGTCCCATCGAACACATTCCGAGCCGACGCGGTGTCGATAAGAATCTCGGAGTTCGCGTTAGTGCCACGGGCCACTGTGTCGAGCCCGATTGCTCCACCGATGAACATGTTCTCGGCGGCGCCATCGAGGAATAGCGAGTACGCCCCGGCGATATCGTTCGCGTCGTTGCCGATGCCGGCAATATGGCAGTTCTGGAACACATTCCGAGAGCCAGCCACACGTAGAGAGCCCAGCGGGACGGTCCCAGCTACCCCCATAAACATCTGCACATTGGCGAAGAAACAGTTCGAACCCGTGACATCCACCATCGGCGCCGCCGAATTGTAGGCTGGCTCAAACGCGATCCGCGAACGCTGTGAGACCAAGGGCCCGTCGTTGACGCCGATCAGGTGCACCAGATCTTTGGCCCAGACGAGCGAAGCTGCGAGCCGTGCCGTCGTGTCGCCCGCAGCGTTTCCAGAGCCGAGTAGATAGATAGTATCGTTCTGGTTGGCCGTCGCCATTTCGTAGGCGGTACGGAGGCCCTTGAGCGGAGCCTCATAAGAGGCCGGGTTGTTATCGCTCCCGGTTCGTGGGTTGACCACGAAAATGTTTCCCTGTGTAGGGAATAGGCCGGCGCCTGAACGCAGAGCCATGATTGTCTGTAGAGTGGGTTGAGTCAAAGCTCCCCCGTTTTGTTGCACTGCCAGTCCAGGCATCGGTAATTCTCCTTTCCGGCGATTGTACTACTTTTTACGTCGCATCATGCCGGCGACGCCATTGCCGTGCTTTTTGTCGAGGCTGGCCAGGATCTTGTACGGGATCTTGCTCTTTTCCCCGTACTGCTTCTTCAGTTTCTCGTGTAGGGCGTGTGGCATGCAGGGATTATACTATCCGCCGACCCGTTGCCGCAGAACGCAAGCATTGCGAGTGATCATTTCGACGTAGTGGGCCGTCATCTCAAGCAAGCGGTCGACGCCCTGCGGGCTCTCTCGATCCTTTCCCCGATCCGCTTCAGGTTCTACCGCTCCTTCTCCGCTAAAGTTCCTAATCGTCTCAACCTGCATTGCGTGAATGTCGACCAGGCCCGCCAGTAGATCCTGTAGCTGGATCACAACGGTCGGCGCCGGTGGGGCGGCTGGCGATTTGAGAGTGGAGTTAGTAGCACTAGAGTCGCTCGATCCGACCCGCTGCCGTGACTCGATTCCCTGGTTCAACGTGGTTTTGTCTGGATACATATAGGCATCATGCTATCACGAACCTGCGCCTTACAGGCCGAGCACTTTCTCATCAAACTCCACCCGGTTCATCTCCATTCCGACGATTACACCGTTGGCGAACATGCTAAGAGCTAACGCGGTAACCGAGAAATCGATATTAGGACCCACTTCTGCAACGTATGTGTGGATGAAAGCGCGTGCTCTCTCACTCTCCTGGATCTCTTTAACGATTCCAAAATGCTTAACGAGTCCGATCGCTTCAACTTCCGCAAAATCGTCGACATTGGCAATCTTAGCCTGAGGCTCTTCGCCCTCTGGAGTTTCCGACAGGAGTAAACTAAGAGCCTCTTCAAAGGTCTTCATAGGCGACCAGTCTATCACATGGCGCAACTACCCAAAAGGTCTATACGGGCCCGGTATCTTCACCCGTGGCGGGGGCAGAGGCGGCTTCTTTTCCTCTTCCTTGACCGGTTGCTTTAACCGCATCGCCGCAGTACGAAACGCGTCGGCCCCGTGGCTGGCGTCATCGTGCAACGGCTCTCGCTTGATAACCCCGGTCTTCGATGGCGGACCCCATTGGTACATCCTCAGAGCCCTGAGGCCTGCTTCGCAGTTATCGGTGTTGAAGCGGCAGAGCGGAAAGATTGTCCTCGCCGCGTCGATCCCGATCGACACCAGATTCTTCGCCGCGATCCGCACATTGAGCCCAAGCTCTCGCATGACCATCTCCGGGCTCTTGTCCTTCGAATTGACGAACTTTTTGTGAATCTCCGCGTCCACGCCATCGTGCGGTATCCAGTGCTCGCCGTAGTTGTATTCCTTAGTCCGCAAGTGCCTCACGTACCACTCGATTGTTTCGCCCTTCGATTCCACGTAGTCGATGAAATAGTAGTACCCGCCGTAGCTCTGCACGAACCAGATCGCGCATTTGTCGCCGAATCCCAGATCCCAGTACGTGTTGACCGGCCGGCGTGGATCGTGGGGCCAGTCTGACATCTGCCCTTTTTCCATCGCCTTCTCGATCTCTTTGCCGAATACGGCGCCCTCGATCGTCGACCGGCACTTGCCGCCCCAGATATGCGTATAGAGCACCGGGTTGACCTTCAGCATCTGCCGGCGTTTAATCTCAAGTTCTTCCGGGAACCATGGATTGTCCTCCCAACCAATGTCGACCACAATCGTCCGCGGCGGGGGCTCTTGAATTACGAAAAGCTGGTGTACGGCGTCTGTCTCAAACGTCGGGTTATAGCTGATCCAGATTTGCGAGCCCGCTTTTCGGATGGTCGGGTCGAGCGTGTTCCACGAATCCATGGAGAGCGTCTGAGCCTCCTCGATCCAACAGCCATCGGCGCCCTCATAGCTCTTGATGTTCTGCACATTGTGCTTGAGCCCGGCGAAGGTGATCTCTGAGCCATGCCGCGATCGAATGATCCGCTCGCCTATCTCGAACTCACGCTGCAAGCCCATCCGCTCGACCTGGTCCCGCAATAGAGCGTGGACCGAGTCCTTGATGCTGATCATGGTCTCGCGGGCGCAGAGCCAGCGTAGACGCTTATCGCTTGCCTTGATCAGTAGAGCCCGCGCGAATGCCCACGACTTCGCCCCGCCCCGGCCGCCCTTGGCGACGATGTACTGCCACTCGGGCTCGAATAGGCATTGAAGCTTTTCGGGAAATTGGGCGTCGATCCTAAGACCTTTAGATCGCATGAATCGTGCTACGGAGTCGCCGGAGGAATGCCAGCAATGCCCGGCTCGGGCCGAAAGTGTTTTCCCGGTGAAACCGTTACTAAGTCCTTTAAAGCCGGTTCCCGGCAGGTGGCTCTCATGCTTACCAATTCGTGCTACGATTCCGCCGCGGGAGCGGGTTTCACGAAATTGACGTGCACTGTCAACGGTATCTTGTCGCCGTCCTCATCCTCGCCGGCTGATACTTCGATTGCCTTCCGCTTAGCGTAGATGTAGCCCATCAGTTCGGCCGCCATCGCCCCGCGTAGCGAGGGGTTGCAGTTCTCGCGCGTCGTCCCGAGACAGGACATGCACTTTCTCAGAGCCGTCCGGATCTCTGGCTCGTATTTGCAATTGGGGCACACGATGAACTTTTTCGAGCCCTCGGCGACGTGCTTGCAATTCGGGCATTTCTGCATCGGCGTGGCCGGGAGAATGTACGGCGTCCGCTTCTTGCCGCGGCACACGCCACACGCCAGAGTATTGTTGATAATTTCGAGCATGAGCACTTCTGGGCTCTTCTCGTACTTGGCGATCAGTTCTTTGAGACTGGTTATTTTCTTGTTGGGCGTGCCTTTTTTACGGCCGCCCGTCTTTGGGAATTTGTAACCGGGGTCCATGCTTATACTTTAGAGCACAGGGTATCTTATTGGGCGCAATCGGTCAAGTTCTTCAGAGCTACGGCGAACAAGTTTTGTAGAGCCTTGAGGGTTTTGCCGGTCGGCCGCTTCGATGCCCTGATCCGGATTGTCGACTCCCCGTCTTTGGTTGGAATGCTGTAACACCGCTCTCGTTTCATCTTTCCGCTGTGAGGTACTGTCTTCTCTGCCATTGCTGTTTTCTCCAGATACCAAGCGGGCAAGAGCAAAAGCGTACTGCTTCCAACCTTTCATCATAAATCTGACCAGAGAAGCCGCACGCTCTGCACGATGGCGGGAGGGGCCGTTTTACTTTCTTCTTTCGCCTCACGGTCTTGTGACCCCTGCGAGCCACCGTTTATAATCGCCGCCCCGCTTCTCCTGAAACTCCGCCCACGGCATCGCTGCCCGAACGCCTTCATCGTTGATCGCCAGAATAGACGCCCGCTCCGACGATTTTCTCAGAGGGAAAACCCAGCGGTCTTTTACCTCCTGCCGCTTACCGTCCGTCCATGAACCGTTTCCGCTCGGCGGTGGTCGCAACCGATGCCATGTCGGCGCCCAAAGCCAGTTGCAAGCCCGGTATAGCGAGCCCGTATGTCCCGCTGCGGGATCGCTGTAACTAACGATTGTCGTTACCTCTGGAAACTCTCGCAACAGCCACAGTCGCACCTTGCCCCACTGCCGCGAGCCGGCGTTTTTCTCCCGGTCGACGATACACCATCGCACCAGTTCGAGCCATGAGTGTTGAGGTAGCCGGCGAGACGACGGATTCGCGAACATCATGACGCCGTGTTCATCTCGATACGTCTGCCCTCGCTGCGATTGACCAAGGTAGTGATTCTCAGCCAGTAGCTCGCCCGTGCTCATGCCGTCGATCCCGAAAAGATTCCCCTGATTCATCGCTTCGCCTTCCGCTTACCCTGCCGTTCGATCACGTTCGGGTCACAACACGGAAGGATTCGAACACATACCGCATGGTCGCATTGCTCCATCTCGCACGGCTCCCAACGTCCACAGAGCCAGCAACAATGGTGGGTAAAGTTCGCGTTGCGGTCGATTCGATGTCCCTGGAAGAATGCCGGCCGCGCGTGCTTACTGATCCCTTGCAGCCGTAACTTCTTCGCCAGAGCTTCGTCGATCACAGCTTCCCACCCTGCGCCACATACTCCGCGTTACACCGCTTGATTTCCGCCTCGAAGTCCACGTCGAACTTCTCCTGAAACCGGCGATCGCCGATCGTTTCGACCGCGTCGACGCCGATCCGATGATACCCAACCGTGAGCATTACCCCGCGTGTGTCGTCTTTCTGGTCGCCGGCATGCTTTCGCACGTGGTGAAATTCGAGCAACCGGATAGTGCCGGTAACGAGGCAGGCCTGCGTCTCATGCATCCAAGCCATGTACTTCGGATTGACGACTCGGCCCCGGCGTGGGGGCCCGGGTCGGCGTTTCCTTATAGCTTTTCGAGTAATCGGAATATGCCGTACTCCTCTAATTCTCGGTCGATCAGCCGGGCCTTTAGTTCATCCCTGAACTTGACCCACGCCTCGGATTTCAACACTTGCCGGGCCGCTACTCGCCGATCCGCATGCAGGTTAGACCGGCTTCGCGTGCCGTACTGCCCCGTGCATCCTTCATCCGCCCTGGCGTGACATACCGGGCACGCCAGAGCCGCTACAACGATTTCGTTCGATACCTGCGAACCAATTCGGTTGTAGATATTCGCTATCACCGTCGAGAGCCGAACTGAGTCGCTACGATTCATTCTGGTTTAGACTACTCATCAACGCCCCGAGCCCGTGGCTTTGATTTCCAGTCTCCCGGTATCCGGGACCGCTCCCAGTTCCCGTACCCGGCCGCCACCAGTTCGTCCGCCGACGCCGCCAGCACGCTCGGAGGTATCGGCTTCGGGATATGGGGCTTGACGCAGCCCGGCTTTGGGTTTCCGTCCCCAACCGGCTCCACGTGGCGCCGATACGTCTTTTTCTTCAGCGGAGCAACCCGAACTTCCCCAATTTTGTCGTAGAGTTTCACCCGCTCGGCCGGAGTCATGGAAGCGCCTTAACCCGCCGTACCGCCCCGGCAAGTAGTTTAGCTACCGGCGAGCCCTTAGGAGGTAGCGACGTTAGCGATACGGGGGCCGTGGCACGCTCGGAGGGTATCCCTTCGAGGTACAGGGCCGAAACCGCCTCCAGCCCGTCCTGGGGCTGGAATTTCGAGCAGTACACCGCCCGCATTTCCCCGAGCCCTTTCCATTCCTCGTAAAGCCGGGCATATCGCCGGGCCAGCCACATACCTTGCTCGATCGTTTCGACCATATCCACTAACTCGGCTGCAACCATGGCTTTAGCGGCCCCGTCCCGTGGGAAATACGGTATCGCCGCCATTGCCTCGACCACCAAACCAGCCTCTTCGTGCGTCACTTTTTCAGCCCTCCTATGTATTTGGATAACTCTAGTACTTCCCGACGTTTAGCCCTATCTCTTTCCCCTGGACCAGCCTGCTTTTCGCGTACGACCCGCTGCCAAATACGCCTTTTGAGATAATTCTGCGGGAGTGGCCGAAACGCCGGGTCCGAAAACTCACCAGCCGCTATCCGCTCGGAAAGGCCCCTGACGGCGTCTATTTTCTGCTGGAAGTCTAGGCGGTTCCACTCGAAGCGGGCGGCGTCCATGTCCGTCTCGCTGGCGGTCAATTCCGCAGCATGGCTCATTTCCGCGAATTTCCCGAAATCGTCCAGGAGCACGCACGCGCGTTCCGTTCCGTTCCCTTCGGTTCCGTTCCCTTCCCTTCCCTTCCCTGTAGCACGGTTTTCCGCGAGATCGCCGCGACTTTCCGCGAGATCGTCGCGGGATTCCGCAACGTCGCTGTTTTCATAGACTTCGGCGGTGAGCCATCCAACCTCGCGGATTTTCGCGATGGCGTCGCGACAAACCGCGAGATCGATGCGGGATATCCGCGAGATTGACGCGGGATCGTGCGGCCGACCGCCAGAACGTACCAAAGTTCCCCTCGGTTCGCACTTAGAGGCCAGGAGAATGAGGGCGAGCCATACCCCCAGGAAAGAGGCGCCTTGGGGGTCGTCTATCAGTTCGGTGTATTCGTCGCTATCCATCTCATTTGGAAGGGGAACCCAATCCATACGCCGCAACTCGCGACTGCGATGGTTTTCGAAGCGCTTATTCCAATCCGTAATTTTGTAAAGTATCAAAAAGCTCCCTTCACGGAGCGCCGGGGCGGGAGTAGTGAAGTACTCCCGCTGGACCGGCATTCTAGTTGTCGTTTGGCGACGTTGCTACTCTACCCGACCTTGGCGCCATTTGCAACCCGTCTCAGTTTTACGAAACGAGCGTTCGGCTCCTCGTTTACATTCGCAACCAGCTTGCCGGTTCGCTTAAAAAGAAACAAACCCTGTCGGCGCCAATCCGCAATCGATCCCCACTCAAGCACGGTGAAAGCTATGTCGTCCGGGAGGTCTACTCCCCAAATCGCCGCGATGATCGACCCCGGTTCATAGATATCGAATCCTTTCTTGACCCCTACGACGATGAATCCAAACTTCTCCTCCACCATTCGGGCCGTAGCGAGCATTTCCCGTGCGGTGTAAATCATATCGGCCGCCGATTGAGACCGCTCGCTCGGTAATGTGCCAGAAAGCCGTCGACGGATGCCGGGAATTCTACCCCGGCCAACCAGACGAGGGCCCCGCGTTTCCGCTCGAGCAAATGCCAGTCGCTTTGACGTTGCGCGGCCTTGCCGCCTGGCCGCTTCCATTCGACCATCAGCACCTGGCTCAACGCTTGCAGGTTTGTATCGAGACGCATCCCTGTTGGGGCCATGCTCTCGCCGACATATCGGATCGCTAGACAATCCGGGGCCCCAGCTTCGCCCACGTCCTTACATTTCTTCTCACTCCAGTTTTGCTCAAGCCGGAAGATGCGCCAGCCATCCCATTGCAATAGGTCCTCGCATGCCTTCTGAATATCGCACTCTTTCAGTGTGAAGAGCTTGTCGGGGAGTCGCCGTTTGGTCGCCATCACGCAACCGCCTTTCGTTTTCGCCACTCAGACGGTGGACGTCTATTCCGCCTCTGTTGATCGTCCGTAGCCCACCGTAAGTTGCCGGGCTCGTACCCTCGATTATTATCTTTGCGGTCGATGCTGTATCCAGTTGGCCGCTCTCCCAGTTCCTTGAGAATGTAGGAGTAGAACGCACAGGGGTCCTTCTGCCATGCGATCCACATCGCAATACCCCGCCCGCCATAGTTGACGTAATCGGGATGATCTGGGTTCAAACACCGTGCCTTGATGTGAGACCAGCACACGTACAGATAGTGCTTGCCGCTGTCTTTAGCGAGACCGTGAACTTCATGACGGTCAATCTGTACCGTGGCCATGACGTCCGCGTGAAAGCAGCCGCAGGAAACGGTACGACCTGACCGAAGGTCATTCGCACGAACCGTCTTAACGTTTCCGCACTCACACCGACACTTGACCAGCCGAAACTGCGTTCCATTTGGAGTGGTGTGAAATCCAGCCTCCGCTAGGACGGTGAAGCGTCCGTACACCACTCCAATGATCGACAAGGGCGCCCCCATTTCAGTTCACTTCTTTGGAGCCACGCTTTTTCTTTACATCTTCAACCATGTGTTCCAGTTCGCCTTGTCGGGTATCGGTTTCTTCGTCCATCCCTTCCAGGTTTTGGTTCTCGGCCTCCTTCTCATACACTACGTTCATTGCCCCCTCGTTACCGGTGGTCAACAGGTACTTTTCAAGCTTCCCGGCCCCGCCCACGTCCGAGTACGTCACGTTGAACCGTAGCTCGATCTTGACTGATTTCGTCTTCTTGGAGCCTTTGCCCTTCGCCTCTATTTTGATCAGTTCGAAAGAATCGATCAGTGACGTCTCGAGCTCGACGGCCTTCCCTGAAAGCCCCATACCCGGCTTGGGCTCGAGTTCGATCCTGGTTGCGACTAGCCGGCCCTTCGGCGTGCAAGACGTCTCCCAATCGGCGATTTCCTCCCAGCCCATCGCCTTCTTTACCGGCGCCGTGAGAGCCGCGGAAAAGCGGGCCTTCCCGCTCTTGACCGCGCGGTCGAACTTTAACAGCACTACTTTTCCAAATGTCAGTTGCATATTTTCTCCTCGGGAGAGTCTATCACATGTGCGCACTAGACGTGTGGATTTAGACGCCGTTCCCTTGCGGGATCTCAGCGTATCTCGACGTGGTTTCCCCGCTCGAGCAGCCGGGCCCCAGGTACGCGGGCCTTGCCATCACCCTCACACTCGGCGCACGTCATAGCTTCATCGCCCATGTGCCGGCCGTCGATAGCTTTTCCAGTCCCTTGACACGGCTCACAACGCTTCGCCAGGGCCTCACGTATCCTCGTGTTACTCGGCAGCCGCTTCATCTTCACGTCGGACCGGGCCTTGAAGTGTGGAGGAATATGGCACCACGCCGTACCGTAGATAGTGCCCTCCCACTTACAAAGATCGTCTGGTAGCACCTCTTCGTTGATCTGGATCGGCGCCGAGCCCCCGTTCCCTTTGAGCATCAGCCGCCCGTGCGTGCCGGCGATACTCTTCTTTTCGAACTGGATCATCACTTCTTTCACCCGCAATTTCAGGTGCTCAAGCTGGCCCTCGACGTCCTCGGCGTAGGCTTTCAGCCGCACTGCTTCCGCTCGAGCGGTTGCCGCGGCCGTTTCGAAGTATCGCCAGAGCGGGATGATCGCATCGGCCTTGGCTACCTCTTTCTGGAAATACTTGATGATCTCCCCGTCGATCGCCGAGACATCCTCCGGAGGGTCGCTCGCCAGCATGTCGCTACGAACCGCCAGCAGATCGGCCAACGTCTCATTGATCTGAAACAGGGTCTCGCGGGGCTTGGCTACTAGTTCGTCGCTCATCCTTCATCTCCATTTGGGCCCTGCCGCGGACCCACACCGGAGTTGAGCCCGTCGAGTAACGACTCCTGTTGCTCTGGTTGTCCCGGCCGCCCCGGACACTTGCCGGGAACCGCCTGGTCGCCATCGAGCCCGCACACGGAACACACCGTACTTGCGCCGAATCGATGCGCCCTCCGTACCGCCTGAGTCTCCCCCGGCTGCCGTTTCTTCATCCGGTGTAGCGTGTTCAACGAATCAAGCAGTCCCGCCTGGTCGACTACCGATAAGTCAAAAAAGGCGTCTTCCAGTTTCTCTCGCGTCGTTTTCGTTAGCCCCATACTCCTCCTCTGTAAAATCTATCAGCGCGGCAACCTGGACCGGCTCCAGGGCCATTGATATATCGCATGCCTTCAATCTTCGCTGTGCCTCTGCCAGCACCTGTATCGCAAAAGCTCTCTGGGCCCGTGTCGTCGTCATCATCATCCGAGTATGCGACTAAGGCGCCACTCGATTACAAGGGTATTTGCGCCTTATTCGTGAGTCCAGCCCTTAATCCGTGCGATTTCCACCGCCGCCAGCATGACCGCCCTTGTGATTGGCCGATCATCACGGCTTTCCCAGTGTTTCAGCGCCGCCGTCAATGTAAACCACCGACATCCCGCCGATATGTAAGCTACGCCTTTCACGCTCGCGATGGTTTTCGGGTAACCTTCACAGTGCCCCAGATAGATGGCCTCCGTCACCTCGTCGCCGAGCGTCACCTCGTCGCCGAGCTTCACCCAGTTGCCGAGCGTCACCCCGTCGCCGAGCTTCACCTCGTTGCCGAGCTTCACCCAGTTGCCGAGCGTCACCCCGTCGCCGAGCTTCACCTCGTTGCCGAGCGTCACCCCGTCGCCGAGCTTCACCCAGTTGCCACTGGGCAGCTTACGCCACCCAGCGGCATCGGGCTCTATCGCCAGTATCTGTCCGAGTAGCGCTTTACCGGTCATTCCCGGCCCTCCCCCCAGTCGTCGCTCTCGCTCTCGTGACTATCTTGGCCAGCCGGATCAGTAAGCGGTATCGGCTTCCAGCCGGTCTTTGCCTTCACTGACCGGGCGAGCGTCCAGCCCTGAATCAACGCCTTTTTGACGTCCTCGATCTTGTTGCCCTTGTCCTTGATCCCGTTCACCGCCAGAATGCGCCGATACTCGTCTTCGCCATTCTGCGGCAAAGCTTCCATCAGTTCGCGTTTGACGATAGCGAACGCGGTTGTTGTCCCCTTTGCCGGGGCGTTGGGGCCGAACAGGGCCGCCAATTCCTCGGGAAGCTGCAACGGGGGCTCCTCGGCCGGTAACGTCTGCTGCTGGGCTCCGTGGGCGGCCGGCGTCGATGTACCACCATTCGACCCGTCCTCGCCCGGTAGTCCGTCTTCAAGGTCTTGCGTGAACGCGTCCGAGCAGTTCGTTACCACCAGGACGGCCGCGACCAGTGCCCGCTTCTGGGCCATCTTCTGGAGCGTGTTGATCACGTCGGCGACGTCCGGATTGGGTATCCGGTATTGTGTCTGATCGAGCGAGATCTCCCAGCCGTTAAACTTCCGCGTTCCAAGCTGCTTATCGGTGACCCGCTTCGCGCCGGCCGCCGCGGTGAATTGATCCCAATACTCGGCCGGGTGTCCATACTGCCCCGAGCTCTCCCGCTTCGCGATGGCGAAATCAGGCTCGAATTTAGTCGCCCGGCTGCCCCGCTTTGTTAACGCGTCCGGTTCAAATCCAGCCGCCTCGGCGGTGTCTTCCGTCACCCAGCGGTAGCGATACTTGATTTCCCATGAGTTCGCCGAACCGATCGCCTCACCCATGAACCGGTCGCCCCGCATCAGTTGACAGCGGTAGGCGTAGTAGAACAGTGGTTCCCCGCCGTGATCCCTGCCGGTCCAGTCCTCGGTGATCTTGTCTTCGAGGTATTGCGGGGCGAGCCCAAAGATCGAGCAGAGCTTCTCGGCGCCGGGTTTCAGCAGGACCTTCTTCGCGTCTTTCCGCGTGTCCCCTGGCATCTTGCCGTAATCGTCGCCTTCTTTGAGAACCTGCCCGATAAACTGGTTGATCTTGCTCTTACGGTCGACTGCTTGCTCAACCGATAGCAGCGGCATGAAGTCGTCGGCCTTGACCACTTCGCGGCCGGCCCGTGGGGTAATAATCTCAAGATCTTTCGTTTCAGACATGACACCTCCTGTACATTGCGCAGTCGAGTATACTACTGTTTGGCGGCCTGCTCCATGATTTGACGTCGTATGGTGCGGGCCCGCCGCCGGGCCCCTTCCTTGAACAGCTTTTGCCAGACGTAATCATGACAGACCGTGCCAACGCGGGCCGGGTCCAAGGTCGAGCCGGTAACCTTACCGCAGTGGATGCACTTGCATTCGAGTTTGGCCATTACGCACGCTCCCGGCAATGGTTGCAGACCATCTCGCCGTCGTCTGTGATGCAGGACTCGCAGCCGCTTTCACCGCAGAAGCCGCATACCATCTCGCCGAGCCCTTTCGCGGCGCGTGTCCAGCACTTCGGGCAGATGATGTTCGGATTGGCGACCGGCAACGTCGGAAACACGGCCGGGAAAGAGGCAACTACATGCAGTAGCCTCTCATCGCCGCATACGTCAATGATCTGACTGCCCGTGTAGAACTTCATACCAAACTCATCTTGAATCGTGACATCGTCGGCAGTGAGTGAGGGCCGAATCTCAAGACGGCCGGTGAAGATTCCCGACCATTCCCGCCCTGCTATGTGTGTGTTGTTCATTTCTTTTTTCTCCTTTAAGATCAGTGACTAGCTGATCTGATGTAAGAATACACCACATGCGCACTTTCACAATGTACTATTTTGCCTTACGTAGTACCAGGGCCCCGAATCTCTCGGAAGGGGCCCCGGTTGCCGTCTTACGCATCGGCGGGCCGCTGGTCAAGCGGACGCTAAGTCCATCGGGGAAACCGCTAACGATGAAAGCGGAAAGACGATGGAGCAAAGATCGCGGTCGGCGTACCTCATAAGCGGGCTCTACCTATCGTCTCGCTTTAACAGTGAAGCGCTGCTAACAACGTGAACGCCGACCCAGAGCCATAATAGACACACTTTGCCAAATGGCGCAATAGTACGGTACTACGGCAAAGGCTTTGCTTGCACGGGCGGCGCCGGGGGCAATGGCTTCGCTTTCCCGACCAGAGTATCGATCATAGCGTTAAATCGGGCAATAGCCTCTCGGTTGGCTTTGCAAAACTCCTGCCCCTCCGGGGTACATAAGAAATCAAAAAACGCTTTGACAGCCCCGGCAATAAGCGATAACGGGTCCATGGCTATCTACTCGTCCTTGGCGAGTATCGCCTTGATCTGCCGGTCGGCCACTCCCGGAAACTCACCTTCCGGATTGTCGGTATAGAAACCGGCGATCATGCCAGCGTTCACCCACCGCCCGTCGAGTAGCTGAAACTCCGCAGGCTTCGCCTCGATCACGAACGTTCCGCCCTGGCCGAGAATATCGGTCTCTCTCGTCTTGCCGTTGCCGTAACGTTGAGCGAGGAAAGTCAGAGTCGCCGTGTCGGCAAATAGCCGGGAGTTCATCTCCCAACGTCGCCCGGTGAACGTGTCGACCCCGAACACCAGCTTGTAAGACGGTTCAAAAGGTTTCGGATCAGGTTCAATGTTGTGAGCCTTCATCAGGTCCCGCCACTGCTGCTGGTTCCAGTCGGGCATGGCGTCGGTAATCAGGACGATGCCGGGGGCCCCGTTGCTATAGCCGGTTTGCCCTGTTCGATAGGTGTCTAAGATCTTCATGCCTGCGATTCTATCATGGCGCCAAAAACGAAAAGGGCCGATCTGAGACCGGCCCCACTCGATAGATCAGAATTGTAAGCTACGACGATTGTACTACGGTTCCGGGTTGGGATTCGGCGTCGGTGTTCCGCTGCCGCTGCCGGTGTCGGTTCCCCCATCGTCCTCGCTGATCTTGTCGATCGCGGCCGCAATAGCGGTCCCGAGGTTCGTCGCCATCCGGGTCCCGGTCGCGTCCACCGAACCGATTACCTGGGCGACATCCGCATCAGACACCGTTCCGCCCTCGGCGATGATATCTCGTAGCTTCTGAAGCTGGCTCTTGATTTCGCCCAACTCCTTCGCTACTGCTTCGGCGGTCGCTGTCGATACCGCCGTGGTAACCTTTTGCTCCATGTCGTCGAGCTTGTCCTGAATTGCCTTCGTTTGGGCCGCTGTAAATGCCATGAGTTTTTCTCCTTGAGTAATGATTGTTGAAAGTTGCTGAGTTACCAGCGTTTTGAAAACTTCGTCGACTTCCACCGGCCCAGCCGGCCCATTGCGAATCGTGACGTCTACTTTGAAATCGTAGTAGTGGTGGCTATGGAACATCACGCTGCCCTTTTTTTCTGTTTCCCGCTGAACGCCTGGTACACCAGTTCCTCGATAACCTGAGTGACTGATGTCGAGAGCCCCTTTTTCTTCTCGGCTCGGACATGAGCCTGGACCCGCTTATGCAGCCAGTGCGGGAGAAACTGACTAAAGCGGTGCTTTTCGGTCGGGGCAGTAGTCTTTGCCATGGGCGTAATTGTATCAGGCTTTCGGCGCAGCTGCCATAAGTCTTTTACCGATCCATTCGGCGCAGGCGGGCACTACCGCGTTACCGTACCCTTTCAGTCGGTTTAGGTCGCGGGAGAGGTGAGAGTAGGATGCCAGCGTTTCATTGCGTTTCGACGGCCCGCGACCGATCTGCATTTTAGACTGCAAAGCGTGTGGTTCTTTGAGTGAGTCGGTAGAAACATCGTCCCACATTCCTTGCATGGCCTCAGCTGCTTCCGCCCGCTTCGGCCGCCGCCCCACCCTCGAGCCGTCTTGTTGTGCTCCGCTACATGGCACGTCCGACAGAGTACTATTATTTCCACCGGCTTGCTCAAATCTGGATGGTGTCGCTCGAGACCCGTAGTCGCCCCGCAATGTTCGCACGCCTTCAGGATTGGGAAGGCCCGCTGTGCCGCCTTCCTCGCCGCCCAGTTCACGGCCATCTAATCGCACCATCCTTCGGGAAAGCCCATTAGGGCCTCGCTCTCTTGCACGTACAAGAAATCCCGGCCAATCTGCGATTTCAGTTGGTAGCACGCGTTCGACCCAGCGACCCCGTGCGGCTGAGCCCCTGGCGTAGGCAACAATGAACACCCGCTCCCGAACGTGGGGAAGTCCAAATTGTGCAGCCGAAAGGCAACGCCACTCAGCATCATACCCGC